CGCGTGCGCAGTCAATCGTAGAAACCGCTAACGAAACGAAAGCGTCAGCTATGGAACAGCAAAACGAAACCCGCGACGGCGAGGGTATGTACCCGCTTACGCCGCGTCAGCAGAAACAGTACGAAGATTTAGAAGCGGTTACCGAATTGTTCGGGCAGTTTAATACTGGCATCGGTGAGGCTGGCGCGCATTACGTGGACGCTGCCGCTAACCCGTTTGCTAGTGAGGGTTTGGTTTGTTCGAACTGTTCTTTTTATGAGGGTCCGCGCGCGTGCGAAATTGTGGCGGGCGATATCGACCCTTCTGCTATTTGTAAGTTTTGGATTATCCCGGAAAGTTTAACGTCGGGCGTTACGCCGGTTGACGTAGAGACGGTGGAAGATATGACCGAAGAACCAGTTACGGAACCGGAACCGGTGCGCTATGCCGCATATCCGGTAGAGGCTCGCCGTATCGCTGGTCGAGACGTAGAGTTTCGTACCGTCGAGGTGGGGACGTTAGAGGCTGGCGACGAAGACGCCGAAGGTTTCGCGCGTTCGTTTACTGGTTACGCTGCCGTCTTTAATTCACCTAGCGAACCGCTGCCGTTTATCGAGACGATCGCACCCGGCGCGTTCAAACGTTCGCTTAATTCCGGTAAGGAAATTCGCGCATACGTAAACCATAATTCCGATATGCCACTAGCGACCACTAAGAACGGTTCGCTACAGCTCGCAGAGGATGAGCGCGGGCTACGCGTTAATATGACGCTACCCGACACTACCGCCGGGCGTGACCTTTCGGTACTTCTCCGCGAAGGCGTGGTTCACTCTATGAGCTTCGGTTTTACTGTCCCGAAATCCGGCGACGTTTGGAGCGCGGACGGTTCCGCGCGCACCCTTCGCGAGATTCGCCTGCACGAGGTTTCCGTAGTCAGCGGTCAGCCTGCCTACGCAGCGACGACCGGAGCAACCGTACGCACCGCCGACGATGCTACCGACACTCCCGAACCGGGACGGTCTGTAGATATCGCCCGACGGTATTTAGAACTAGCGCGAAAGCGTAAGTAACCAGCGACCCGAATAAACGCGCCCGGACGCTCTGCGCACCACCGCGTTTATTCACTTGCTACCCCTACAAAAATCCAACTAAGGAAAGGACTCTGCTATGTCGGAGTTTATTAAGAACCTTAGCGAACAGCGCGCCCGCGCATGGGAGCAGGCTAAGGGTCTACTTGACCACGCCGCTACCGAAGCCCGCGACCTGTCCGCAGAGGAATCAGAGCAATTCGACCGCATTAACGCCGAACTTGATACCGCCGATGCGCGTATTAAGTCAATCATTGACGCCGAACAGCGTAACCGTGATATCGAAGAAAGCCGCGCCCGTCTTGGCGTCCCGGCCGACCTCGGCGCAACCGCTACCGCAATCGTTGAAAACAGCGACGAAGATACCGTTCGTTCGCTTATGACCGGCGAAATTCGTAGCGCACGTTTCGAGAAGCGCGCTATTACGTCTTCGTCTTCGGGTGGCGCGGTTCCTACTTCGGTTTACGACCGCATCGTGGAACACCTCGTCCAAACGAACGTCGTGCGTAACGTCGCTACCATTGTCACCACTAATTCAGGCGAGACGCTGAACGTTCCTACGTCTACTGCGTTTTCGACTGCGTCTATCGTTGGCGAAGCTGCGCAAGCTACCGCTTCCGATCCGACTCTTGCTACTCGCGCGCTCGGAGCTTACAAGTACACCGTACTCGTGCAGCTCTCGAATGAATTGGCAAGTGACGGAGCCGTAGACGTTGCAGGTTTCCTCGCACGTCAGGCCGGTACCGCTATCGGTGTCGCGACTCGTGGACATATGACCACGGGCGACGGATCAAGCAAGCCGACCGGTATTGTTACTAGCTCGTCTGCTGGTGCTACTGGTGCTACTTCTGTTTCCGGTGCTTTCACCGGCGACAAGCTTATTGACCTTCGCTACTCCGTTGGCTCGGCTTACACGTCGCAGCCCGGTTGCGGTTGGATGATGAACAATACCGCTATGGCAGCGGCCCGTAAGCTTAAGGGTACCGCGAACGATCACTACATTTTTGCCCCCGGCATGAATGGCGACCCCGATCAGCTTCTCGGCTTCCCGGTGTATTTGAATGACTCAATGGCTAGCCCGGCTACATCGGCTAAGTCCGTTCTTTTCGGTCACTTCCCTAGCTACTACATCCGGGAAGTTAACGGTATCGACGTTGCAGTTTCTGACGACTTTGCTTTCGACTACTCGGTTCGTACGTTCCGAGTGCAGCTCCGTACCGATGGTCTCCTTGTTGACCAGACCGGCGCGGTTAAGCATTTCGTCGGCGGCGCAAGCTGATCTAGCTTCGCCTTTTGGTTTGGTTTACGCCGGTTCGGTATCCCCTTCCCGGACCGGCGTAAACCGCCACCACTTATAAAGGAAACTTTCTCTTATGCGTATTCGTATGCTCGCTGACATTTCGGGAACCATTGACGGCCAAGACTGGCCGCGTAAAGGTAACGAATTCGACGTACCCGAAAACGTCGCAGCGGATCTATTCGCAAACGGTTTCGCGGAACCAGTAACCCGCAAAACGGCAAAGGTCGAGACGACCACCGTAGACCCGGTTACCGAAACCGCAGCCGAACCGAAGCCGCGCGCCCGTCGCGCCGCTAAGGAATAAACGCCGTGGCGTATCTCACTCCCGCGCAGGTTCGTTCACGTATCCCGGCGTTATCTAATCAGACAACGTACACAGATACGGAACTAACTAACCTAGTTGCCGAGTTCGAAGATATAGCCGAACGGTATCTACAGACCGCTTTTCAAACGCGGACCGCGACCGCTGAACAAACGGTACGCCCTAACAAATGGGTACAGCTCGCAAACCGTCCCGTAGTTAGCGTCTCAGCGTTCACCGTAGACGGCGTAGCCGGAACACTAACGGACATCACTACGGAGAAGGCTACGGGCTTAATTTACGGTCCTGCATGGTATGGAGCGGACGTACTGACCGTGACCTATACCTACGGTATCGCGACACCGCCGGAACCGTTGCTACGCGCTTGCGCGGAATACTGCCGGTCTGTTGCTTTCGCGGATCGTTCGGGACAATCTCGCGACGTTATCGCGCAAAGCTTCGATGGTTCTATGACTCGCTACTCGACCCCGGACTGGAATAGAGGCCGACCGACTGGATTCTTAGAGGTTGACCGACTGCTAAACAGTTTCCGCGAATACATTGCACCCGGTTTAGCGTGACCGCTACTACGTCTATTCGCTGGCAAGCCGCCGAACGCGTAGTTTCTTTGCTACGTGCTGAGCCGCTACTAGCAAACGTAAGCGTAGAGCCGGGCTGGCCCGGCGACCGTGTACCGCAAGCCGAACTTATATGGTTAGACGAAATCGACGGCACCGTAAATATTCCGGTAATGACCGGCGGACGCAAACAACGCGACGACATTTTTAACCTACCGCTACAAATTCGCGTACTCGGCTACGGAACACTTACCGACACTATGCAACGGCTAACGCAAATCGTCGCAACGATTGAAGATACGCTAGCTGATGACACTTCTCTAGCTGATCTCGACGGCGTTCTTTCCGCTGAAGTAACCGAAGAACGGCAAACGTCCGCGATGTTTCCCGAAGGGCCTACCGGTTTCGCGGAAGTTGTCGTAACAGTTTCTACCCGCCTTTTATAAAGGAACGTAAACAATGCAGGTAACGAACACTACCGGCGTAGACCTATATCTAGCCGCGTTACAAATTGTCGTAGCGGATGGCGAAACCGTCACCGTAGACGAAACCTACGCCGAACTTTTGACGGCGCAAGGCTGGACAAACAAACCGTTAAAAACGTCGGCTAAAGCCGTAGACAAGACCGAACCGGTCGAGACGAAGGAAGTTAAATAATGGGTTACACAGGTATCGACGCGCAGATCGGTTACGCAACCGAGGTCACCGTAGGTACACCGGCAACGGTTACCGCGTTCCTTCCGCTCGTTTCGGAAAGTCTTATGCAGGAGCGCGCGCGCTTAGAGTCGGCGGGCATCATTGCCGGTCGTCGCGTGCTCGCTTCTCAGCAATGGAACGGCGGCGACATTACCGTTTCCGGTTCTGTTCAGCATGAGCTTTATAACCGCGGGCTTGGCAAACTGTTTACCGCTATGTTCGGTGACGTTGCTACTACTGGCGCGGGACCGTATACGCATACGTTTACGCCCGGCGACCTTACCGGCGACGCGCTTACTATTCAGGTCGGACGCCCGGCTACGAATGGCACGACGTACCCGTTCACCTATGCAGGTATGAAAGTCGCCTCGTGGGAAATCGCCTGCTCTGCCGGTGAAATCGCTACCCTCGGTATGGATGTAGTCGGTACCCGTGAGATCGACTACCGGGTAGTTACCGACGGCGTTACTACTTCCGGGTCCGCTTCGATTACGTCGGCTAGCGCAGCGTTTAACGCTTCCGATATTGGTAACCCCATTTCCGGTACTGGTATCCCGTCCGGGGCTACGATTCTTTCGGTTCAGTCCGCAACGGCCGCGACGCTTTCCGCGAACGCTACCGCTTCCGGTACCAGTATTTCGTTTACGCTCGGTATCGCGCTTGCTGCCGCTTCGTACCCGACTGGTATTAAGCCGCTTAAGTTTAACCACGCTGCTATTTCTATCGGTGGCGTTTCGGTTAACGCTAAGAGCCTCACCATTTCCGGTAACAACGGACTAGACGACGCACGTCGCTTCCTCGGTAACCAGCGTATTTCGGAACCGCTCGAAGCTAACCTTCGGGAATACTCCGGCACGATCGAAGTAGAGTTTACCGACCTTACTCAGTACCGCCGTTTCGTTACCGGTTCGGAAGCTGCGCTAGTCGCTTCGTTCACTTCCGGTACCGACTCGGTTACCATTACGACAAATATCCGCGTAGACGGTTCTACACCGATGGTAGCCGGGCGAGAAATTCTCGTTCAGTCACTACCGTTTAAGTGCGTTGCGTCGGGTGCGGATTCTTCCGCTATTACTGTCGCTCTCGTTAACAGCGACGCTACGCCGTAACCGATGGCGTATAAGCCCGGCAAATCTTCCGGCGCGGCTCTCGCGTCTGAGTTCGGCGGGCGTTACGCCGTTAACGTTATTGGTCTACGCGAGTTTCGTAAGGCGCTTAAAGCTGTAGGTCCCGAATGGCCGAAAGAGTTAAGCCGCGCAAACCGTGAGATAGCGAAGATAGGCGAACGCGTCAGCCAAAACGAAGCCCGTAGTATGGGCGGCGTTCAGGCGCGCGCCGCGAACGCTATTAAAGGTTCCGCTAGCGCACGCGAGGCACGCGTACAAATTAAACCGTCTTCGGGTAAACGAAACCCTACGGCTATGGCTAATGTCGCGTTTTGGGGAGCTAAGAAACGTACCGGCTGGTATCGAACGAAACCGCCGGGTAAGCCTCAGCACCCGGAATGGGTCGGTAACCGTTGGGAAGTAGCCGACCTAAATAGCGGACCGTACGCGATTAACGCGGCGCTTGCCCGTCACCTAGACGACATTGTAGCGGCGCATCGCGCAGCACTAGACCGGCTTGCCGCTAAAGCTTTTACTGACTAACCGAAATAACCGAACCTTGCAGGAGGGTTCTAACTATGGCAAACGCACCACGACCCGGAACCGGGCGACGCAAGCAAGCAACCGAACAGGCGCAGCGCGTTCTACGTATCACCGTTGCAGGCGAGACCTATACATTCTGTCCCGATAACATTCCTTTTAATGAGCAGATCGCGGTTCGTAAGGCTTGCGGCGGTTTACCGTTCTCGGCTTTTTGGGGCGGCGAAAATACCGTAGGCGTGGACTCGCTACAAATTATGTTTTGGCTGGCGCGTCGCGCGTCCGGTGAACCGAACCTTTCGCTAGGTGCGGTACTGGACGAATGGCCCGACGTACTCAACCCGGCCGATTTTGAAGTAGCTATCGAGGACCCTAACGAAACCGACGACACCCCGGAATAGTACGGGCAAGGCTATTAAAAGTCTTGCCCGCTTTGTCGTATCTATACGGAATTAAACCGTGGGATATTGGGCGACTGTCGCCCGCTGAACTAATCGTTTACCTAGACGATATCGAAGAAACAAACCGCGCACGTATGAAAGGACGGTAAGCGATGGCATCTACGAAATATCTCTCTATCGTTTTTACCGGTGAGGATCGGGGCGCGACTAAGGCGTTTCGTTCCGTGGACGATGCCGCCGAAAATACCGGTTCTAAACTTGCGCAGCTCGGTTCTAAAATCTCCCCGGCGGTAGCGGCCGCTTCCGCTGCGGTAGTTGCTGGCGTCGGTTTCGCTATGAAATCCGCGTTCGATGCGGCTACGGAATCGGCTCTAGTTGCTCGCGAAACTGAACGCGTTATTCAAACTACCGGCGCTTCCGCGTGGACTACTGCCGATCAGATCAGCGAACTAGCTACGTCGGTTTCTAACCTGACCGGCAAAGACGATGAGCTAGTGCAATCGTCCGCGAATCTGTTACTTACGTTCGCGAAGGTTCGTAACGAAATCGGAGAAGGTAACGATATCTTCGATCAGGCCGTAGGGCTTTCGTTAGACCTTTCCGTAGCGTTAGGTACTGACGCGTCTAGCGCGTCTATTCAATTAGGCAAGGCGCTTAACGATCCCGTTAAGGGTATTACGGCGCTTTCCCGCGCGGGCGTTTCGTTTACTGCTGAGCAAAAGGAACAGATTAAAACGCTGGTCGCTACCGGCGATGTTCTCGGCGCGCAGAAAGTTATTCTTGGCGAACTTAAGAACCAGTTTGGCGGAGCTGCGGAAGCCGCTAAGACACCTATTGAGGCTTTGCAAACGAAGCTCGGTAATTTGCAGGAGAGTATTGGTACGGCGCTTATGCCGACTATCGGCGCTATTGCTGATGCGGTCGGTGTTGCGGTGGACGCGTTTAGCGCGTTACCGGACCCGGTTAAGAACGCGGTTCTTATTGTTGGCGGTGTCGGTACTGCTGCGCTCGGCGCTATTCCGTTGGTCGCGAAAATCGCGGATACGTTCGGCGATGTAGTCGGGCCGGCTATGAAAATCTTCCGTGGCGTTGTCGATAATGTCGCTATCGGTATCGGTGAGATGGCTACGAAGTTTGGTGCGTCTCAGGATATGGGCGCGAAACTTGCTAGCGGTTTAGCGGGTGCGGTTACTCCGGCGCTTCTCGGCGTTACTGCCGCGGCCGTTATCGGTTTCGGAATTTGGACAATGTACCAAAACGCGCAAGCCGAAAACGAACAACGATCTAAAGATTTTACCGAAGCTCTCAATAGCGAAACGTCCGCGATTCAAGGAAACGTAGCCGCGGTAATTACGAAGCAATTAGCAGACAGCGGCGCGGCCGAAGTTTTGAACGGCACTACCGCGAAGGTGGATTTATTTACGAACGCTATTACTAAAAATGGCGACGAATTAGAAGCCATCAGGTTTAACGCTGACCAGTTAGGCGGGCAACAGTTAATTGAACGTCTACGCGGCCTAGCGGAAGGCGGCAACGTCGTAGCCGCTGAAATGGTTCGCCTCGCCGACGCCGGAGAATTAACTAGCGGACAAATCGAGACGCTCGCGCGCGGTTTAGATGACACTTCCGACGCGTACGACAACGGCGCTACGCAAGCCGAAATATATAAAACGGTGCAAGACGGCGTAGCTATCGCAGCGGGTAAAGCGACTACTAGCACGCTTGCGCAAATTGAGTCGCTTAAAACGCTGGCAGATGAACTACGCGCGCAGACGGACCCGTGGTTCGCAGCGTATAAATCTCAGCAAGCGGTAACGGACGCGCAAACAAAACTTAACGAAGCTACTCGTAAGTATGGGCCGGACTCGAAAGAAGCTAAAGACGCGGCGCTAGCAAACGCGGAAGCCGCTATCGGTTTAAAGGGCGACCTTATCGAACTAAAGCAAGCGAACCTTAACGGCGCAGGCGCACCCGAACTAGCCGCGCAGCTTAACGACTTAACGCGTTTCGGCTTTGATCCGACTAGCGAAGCGGCGCGCGGTGTCGGCTACGACATTCTCACCGTAGGCGCAGCGGCCGATAGCGTAGACGGCAAAACCGTTACGATTAAATTCGAAGCCGAACTAAATCTTAAAAACGCTAAAAATAAACTAATGGCGCAGCTCAGGAGTCAGGGCTTGCAATTAAGCGCGGCCGAAATGCTCGCGCTTTTTGGCGAAGACTGGAACCAGTACGCGACGGGCGGCATGGTCGAAGACGGTCCGTTTATCGTAGGCGAACGCGGTCCCGAACTAGGTTATAAAATCGGGTCTAGCGTGCAAATCTTTTCTAACCCGGAAACGAAGCAAATGCTTTCGTCCGGTGGCTCTATGTCAGGCGGTCCCGTAAACGTGTACGTAACTAACGCGCAAGCCTCACCGTACGAAATCGGTAAAGAAGTCCTATGGGCTACGAAGGTAGCGGGCTGATGCCTAGCGACTGGACGTTTACGTATAACGGTTTAACGATCGGCGGCGACGGTTCGCCGTATCAGATTACGCAGCTAACCGGTTTGCATGACTCGCCCGAAGTGCGCACTAGCGACCAAATCCGCGCACGCGCTCACGGACTATTCGCCGGTACTGATCTGCTAGGCGGGCGTTCACTAATGGCGCAGGTCGAGGTAGTCGCGGCGCACCCGGACGAAACGGTATGGTCGGATTTTTCGCGTGCGCTTGTTCCCGGTCAGGGCGACGAGCTGCCGTTAGTGTTTCAAATTCCCGGCGTAGCTGGCGGTATCTCTATCGAGGTAGGCGCGCGGGTTCGGCGTTTATCGTTGCCGGTGGACCGTTCGTATTTCTTCGGGCATGGTTCCGCGGCCGTCGAGTTTTGGGCGACTGACCCGCGTATTTATTCGCAGGCGGCTACTACGCAATCAGTTACGCAGGCTTCGGTTTCCGGTACCGGTCTAACGTTCCCTATTACGTTTCCGCTTTCTTTTGGCGGTGCGGTTGCTGGCGGTCAGTTTGTCGCCACTAACGCCGGAGAGTTTGCGGCACCGTGGGTCGCGACTATTGCCGGTCCTATCGTTAACCCGGTTCTTGAGAACGTGACGACCGGGCAGGCTATAGCGTTTACTATTTCAG